CCGTACGCCACGCAAGCCACCAGCGGATGTTACGGAGGAAGAACTGGAAGGTTACTCCAAAAAAGTACGAAAGCGCATCCACCACTTCAGTCAAAGCTACCATGATGAGCGAAGAGCAAAAGAAACCGCCGTTAGAGAGCGACAGGAGTTAGAAGCTCTTACACAACGCCTACTAGAAGAAAATAAGACGTTAAAGGGTGATGTGGGTACGACACGCGAAGCCCTGCTAGATCAGGCAAAGCGTGTGGTTGACTCAGAACTTACTGGCGCAAAGATAGCTTATAAAGATGCGTACGAGAGTGGTGACGCAGACAGGCTTATTGAAGCACAAGAACATCTAACTACTGCCAAACTAAAAGCAGATAGGCTAGATAATTTCAAATTACCTTCTTTACAAGAAGAAGAGACTGAGGTACAAGAACCTCAACCCGCCCCACAGCGAGAGCGTGATCCGAAAGCAGAAGCATGGGTAGCCAAGAATCCTTGGTTTCATAGCGACGACGAGATGACAGCATATGCTATGGGGTTGCATCAAAAATTGGTTAAGAGCGGGGTTGACCCGCGCTCTGACGAATACTACGAGCGCATTGATGCTCGTATGCGAAAAGTATTCCCAGAAGAGTTCGATGAGGATGTAGAGCAGCAAGAAGAGTTGCAGGAGACACAAGAAACGCGGACACAATCCGCTAATGTTGTTGCTCCAGCCACGCGAAGCACCGCACCGAATAAAGTGAGGCTCACCAAAACACAGGTCGCACTCGCTAACAGACTAGGAGTACCTTTAGAAGAATACGCCAGACAGGCTGCACTTGAAATGAGGAACAATAATGGCTGAGAACAGGATTAAGCGAGACCACGAAACCCGTGAAACGAAGACTCGTACACGCTCTTGGCAACGACCAGAGGTATTACCTAGCCCTGAACCAGAAGACGGTTACGCTTTTCGTTGGGTTAGAGTGTCTATGCTAGGTCAGGTGGATGCCACTAATGTCTCCTCAAAGTTGCGCGAAGGTTGGGAACCCGTAAGGGCCGCAGATTACCCACAGTTCACAGTGTTGAATGTGGAGCAAGAGAAGTTCGCTGATAATATCGTTCAAGGTGGGTTGATGCTATGTAAGGCGCCTCAAGAGGTGGCAGACGAGCGAAACGACTACTACGAACAACAAGCTAAAAATCAAATACAATCTGTAGATAACAACCTGATGCGTGAGAACGACGCACGTATGCCTTTGTTTAACGATAGAAAAACAAAGGTAACTTTTGGTAACGGAACTTAATAGGAGCTACAAATGGCTTATCCTACTGTAGATGGCCCTTATGGGCTGGTTCCGGTCAAACTGTTAAGCGGTGTCCCTTACGTTGGAACTGTACGCCACTACAGCATTGCAAGTGGCTACGGGACTGCAATCTTCTATGGGGACGCTGTTAAGCTAGTGACCGGCGGCACTGTTGAACGTGATACGTTTGATGCTGCCATGACTCCAATCGGAGTCTTCATGGGTGTTTCATACACCGATCCCAACACCAATCAAAAAACCTTTAGGCAAAACTACATTGCTAGCACGGCAGCTTCTGACCTTGAAGCCTATGTATGCGATGCAACTGATGTTTTGTTTAAGGCCGCTGTTTTGTCTTCTGGCACAACGATTGGTGACTTGGCAATAACTGATATTGGCGCAAATGTAGCTGGTGTAGATAACACTGGAGATAGCATTTCGGGTAACTCTCGTTCTGGTATTTCTGATTCGTCTGCCACTACAGCAACGCTTCCATTCCGTATTGTTGACTTGGTTCAAGAAACCAAGAACAGCTCTGGCGGGTTTACCGAAGCCTATGTGAAGTGGAACGCAGGTCATGCGTTCGACAACACCACTGGCGTATAAGGAGTAAGGTAAAATGGCTATTTCAAGAGCGCAATTACTTAAAGAACTCCTGCCCGGACTGAACGCTTTGTTTGGAATGGAGTACGCTAAGTACGGTGAAGAGCACAAAGAGATCTTTGAATCAGAGACTTCTGACCGCTCATTTGAAGAAGAAACCAAGTTGTCAGGTTTCTCCGCAGCACCCGTCAAGGACGAAGGTTCTGCTATTGAGTATGACAACGCACAGGAAGCATTTACTGCTCGCTATACGCACGAGACGATAGCTATGGGCTTTAGTGTTACCGAGGAAGCAATCGAAGATAACCTCTACGATTCGCTGTCAGCTCGTTACACGAAGGCTCTGGCACGCGCCATGGCGTACACCAAGCAGGTTAAAGGTGCTGCAATTTTGAACAATGCGTTTGCATCTGGCACCACATACGGTGACGGGCAGACCCTATGTTCAACGGCGCACCCGCTTGTTTCTGGTGGTACTAACTCAAACCGTCCTGCCGTAGCGGCTGACCTTAACGAAACTTCTTTGGAAGCAGCCGTTATTCAGATCGCTGGTTGGACTGATGAGCGTGGTCTACTGATCGCAGCACGTCCTCGTAAGCTGATAATCCCACCCAATCTAATGTTTGTGGCAACTCGTTTGCTGGAAACTGAAGGTCGAGTCGGAACTGCTGACAACGATCTGAACGCGATTCGTAACAACGGGTCAATCCCAGAGGGCTACACGGTCAATCACTATCTGACCGATACGGATGCTTTCTTCTTGACCACTGATGTACCGAATGGCCTGAAGCATTTTGTTCGTACTCCGATGGCTACATCTATGGATGCAGACTTCGATACGGGCAACTCGCGCTATAAGGCCCGCGAGCGATATAGTTTTGGCGTGTCCGACCCACTTGGGATTTTCGGTTCACCCGGAGCGTAAAACGCTGCATGAGAAGGGGCACTTGTTGCCCCTTTTCTTTTTCTACTGTATAAACATATTGTCCCTGACAGCCGCATGGTGTGGCTGACATAACCCACGACAGGAGATATACATGGGTACTACTACTTTTAGCGGCCCGATTCGCTCAGAAAGTACGCTCAAGACTATTAGCAAAAATGCTACGTCGGGCACAATCACAGAAATAGTAACGCTTGGTGACGGGCCTGTTAGCCTATCTGATGGAAATGTTACGCTCACTAATGCAACTCATAGCGGAAGGATTCTTCTTGTCCCTGATGGCGGTCAAGATAATACTTATACGCTTCCGGCTCCTATTGCTGGATCTGTTTTTAAGTTTGTTTACGCTGGTGGCGCTGCTGATGCTACGGATGCGCTTATTGTTACTCCCGGCAACACTAATTTTTATATTGGTGGTGTTACCTTCCTAGATACGGATGGAAACGAAGTAAGTTCCGTATTTTCTGATGGTGATTCAAATAGCAGCATACAGTTGAACGTACCTGCGGGTTTTGAAGTGACGATCATCGGCCTAAACACAACCAACTATCAGATTTTTGGGAATGTAACTAGCACTACTGCTCCTCAGTTTGCTGACCAGTAATAGGAGGCAGTCATGGCTGATGCAGTAGCTTCTCAAATAATAGTTGATGGGCCTTCTTTTGTAGCTATCAAACTAACAAACATCTCTGATGGCACTGGTGAAACTGCCGTGACTAAAGTAGATGTGAGTGCATTGGAAGCAGATTCACGTACCGGACAATCCTGCACCGACGTTAATATAGAGCGTATATGGTGGCAGTGTATTGGCATGAAAGTACGTATTCTGTTCGATGCAGATACAGATGTTATGGCAATAGAATTAGGTGAGAACCAGAGTGGTAATCACGACTATTCTATATTTGGTGGACTGACCAACAACGCAGGAACTGGCAAGACGGGGGACGTAAAGTTCACCACTGTCGGAGCCAGCAGTGGCGACACCTACACTGTCATATTGTATCTGCGTAAAAAGTTTGGCTGATAGCTTTGCGTAGCTACTACAAGAAGAAGCCACCTTGCCCCTCTTTTAGTAAGGGGGGTATGCCACCCCGCAACAAGAAAAACTTTCGCCCTACAAAGTCTGGCGCAGGTATGACTGAAGCGGGGGTAAAGGCGTACAGACGCAAGAATCCCGGTAGTAAGCTACAAACCGCAGTAACTGAAAAGAAACCAACAGGAAAGCGTGCAGCACGTAGAAAGTCGTTCTGTGCGCGTTCTGCTGGACAAATGAAAAAGTTTCCCAAGGCCGCTAAAAATCCTAATTCTAGGTTGAGGCAGGCAAGGAGAAGATGGAGGTGTTAGTTGGCGTACTTGCAGAGCAACGTACCGTATTTCAAATGTTGGGTAAGGAAAGAATATACCCATAACCACGAGAAGTATCATGGCGAGTTTATTCACGCTATGGCGATTGCAGTAACAACGATGCCAACTAGGTGTTTGAGTTTTCAGGTAATTTTTACTGGAGCTGAAACATACGACGAAGAAGACGAACCCAATGTGCATGGAGGTGCAATGTGGGCACGGATGCCGATTACAGCGTTGGTAGGAGACACCCCTTTGGAGGAGTGGCCCGAGCCTATGCCTGTATGGGCAGCACAGCCTTGGGATTGCAGTTCGAGGGATCACGCAGTGTACGTGCTTGACAGAGCCACACCGTGCCCTTGGCTGGCAAAAATAGATGGGGAGATGTACCCCGCGAAGTATATGTTCACAGTGGACTATACGAACAACGAGATTGCTGATGACCCTGCACAACATAAGCAGAGTCATGTGATGGAGTTACTAGATGCCGGTGAGTGGACGGGCAACATTGTAGCTCTACCAAATAATAGGGTGCGGGTGACACATCCCGCTTGGTTTGAAACGGGAGAAGGTGCACCAGATTTTCGCCCATCTCAGCACGTCCACTACAGCAAGTCCGATCTGGACTATACGCTCGACGTGAATCAAGTGTTTGATAATCTGTATGCAGACAAGGAGTAGGAAATGCCGTTACCAGCATTAGGGGCAGCAGCTAAATTTATCATGGCAAACGGAACTAGAGCAGCCACGATGAAATTTGGTAAGGCGGCTGTAGACAAGGCCAAAGATCAAATTAAAAAACGCGAGTCCGCCGTTATGAAAAAGACGGATGAAGCTAATATTGGCGTTAAGAAAGAATCAAGTCCTCAGTCTATACGCAGAGGTCAGGATACTAAACGTAATAAGCGAGTGGCTAAAGAAGAGGCAAAACGTACACGTAAACCTTTTGAAGAAGAAGTGCCCTTGAAGTTTAGAAGGGGGGGACGTTCAGCAGTAGCGAGTGCAGGCAAAAGAAAAAGACCCATTTTTGGTGGGCAAGACAGCGATGCAGTAATTAAGTTTGATAGACGAAATCCTGTCACTGCACGAAAAGAAGAAGCGGCTAAGAAAACGGCGGCTAAAAAGGCTGCACAGGCTAAGACAGACGCTGCTGTGGCTAAACGCACAGCTAAACAAAAAGCAGAACGTGACGCCATGATGGCTAAGGTTAAAAAAGATCGCCCAATGCCTAAGCGACCTTCTGCAATTAGTTTGGCTAACGCTGCTGACCCAAGGGCAAAGCGCCCCGCAAAGCCACAAACACCTCCTAAGACCAAGATTGATATGCCACCTGCTGACAGTAGAGGTAAAGTGACTGGAAAAGGTGGACGTAATGTCGGTCAAGGCGCATTTACACGCGCTAACGTAACTAAAGAGCAGTTAAGGGATTCAGGTATGACTTTACGTCAATACCTAAACTTCATGGATCGTGAAGGTAAACGTCCACCTAAAAAAGCCAAAGGAGGCGGCATGATGAAGTCGAAAATGAAAGCTAAGGGCATGAAAGCTGGCGGTAAGATGAAAGCCAAGGGCATGAAAGCTGGCGGCAAAATGAAAGCTAAGGGCATGAAAGCTGGTGGCAGGATGAAAGCTAAGGGTATGAAAGCTGGCGGTAAAATGAAAACTAAAGGCTATATGGCTGGCGGTAAGATGAAAGCCAAAGGGATGAAAGCTGGTGGCAAGATGCCGATGGTTAAAGATCCTAAGACCGGCAAGATGGTTCCTGAGTTTGCCATAGACGGTAAAGGCAAAATGATGGGCGGCGGCAAGGTCAAATCAAAAGGCTACAAAGCTGGCGGAAAGATGAAGTCCAAAATGTCCACTAAAGGTGGCGCAAAAGGCGGTAAAAGGTCTAGTACACCGAAGGTGCGCGGTGCCGGTATCGCTCGTAAGGGCGTACGTCCAGCGAAGATGCGATGAGGCATTACTATAAAAAAGGCGGTAAGGTGAAGTCGGGCGGTAAGATTTGCCCGGCTGGTAAAGCGTGGGCCAAACGTACGTTTGATACCTACCCGTCTGCCTATGCAAACATGGCGGCTTCTAAGTATTGCAAAGATCCTAACTACGCAAAGGGCAGCAAGAAAAAGAAGAAGTAATGGCTAAAGATCCGAAAGTAGGTACAGGTAAAAAGCCAAAGGGTAGCGGGCGCAGGCTGTATACGGATGAGAATCCTAGAGATACGGTGTCTATAAAGTACGCAACCGCTCAAGATGCCCGTGATACGGTGGCTAAGGTTAAAAAGGTAAATAAACCCTTTGCTAGGAAGATACAGATACTTACGGTGCTAGAGCAGAGAGCCAAGGCAGCAGGTAAACATACGCAAGCAGACATTGCTAAACGTGGCAAAGAAGCCATACGTAGAGCGCGAAAGGTAAAGTAATGGGTCAGCTTAAACAGTGGCGAGAACAGCAATGGGTACGTATCGGCACCGATGGCAAGATCAAAGGGCCATGCGGTACGTCGAAGAACAAAAAGAACCCTGATCGCTGCCTACCCAAAGCCAAAGCACAGTCGCTAAGTCAGGCTGAACGCGCCACTACAGCGCGTAAAAAGAAAAAAGCTGGCGCTAGAGGGCAGCAAGTAGTAGCTAATACACCGAAAGCTAAGGTTAAAACAGCAAAGGCTGGTGGCCCCATTCGCGCAAATCACAAAGGTTGTGGCGCGGTGATGAATAAGCGTAGGAAGAAAACGCTATACGTACAGGGTAGTAGACCATGACGACATCTGGAACAACCGCATTTGATATGGACTTCACGGAGATCGCTGAAGAAGCGTGGGAGCGTGCAGGTCGTGAAATGCGTTCTGGGTACGATATTCGCACTGCCAGACGTTCTATGAACTTAATGACTATTGAGTGGCAGAACCGGGGCATAAATTTATGGACGGTTGACGAGGGCACCGTCACGTTAGTCAAAGGCACCAGTCAATACGATCTACCTGCTGATACTATTGATTTGTTAGAACAAGTCATACGCACAAACAGCGGGAATACCACTACGCAGTCTGATTTGACTATCAGCCGTATAAGCGTCAGCACATATGCTTCTATACCTAATAAGTTAACAGAAGGTAGGCCGATTCAGGTTTACATAGAACGTCTTAGAGATAACCCTAAGATAAACGTGTGGCCCGTACCTGATAAAAACGATGAATACATATTCAAGTACTACCGTATGCGCCGTATTCAGGATGCGGGTAGTGGGGTAGAGACAGCGGACATAAACTTTCGATTTTTTCCTTGTTTGGTTGCAGGGTTGGCGTACCACATAGCTATGAAAGAACCAGAACTTATGGCTCGCATACCTATGTTAAAAGAGACATACGAGGAGCAGTTTGCTTTGGCGGCTGGGGAGGACAGGACAAAAACGTCTGCCCGATTCGTGCCTCGCGCCACTAGGACATATTAATGTCGAATCGCTTTGCATCTACCAAAAGAGCGATTGCTGAATGTGACATATGTGGGTTTCAGTATAAGCTACGAGAACTGAAAAACTTAGTACGTAAAGGAAAAGACACTAACTTAAAAGCGTGCCCTACTTGTTGGAACCCTGACCACCCGCAATTAAAGCTAGGTGAGTTCCCAGTGGACGATCCACAAGCTATTAGAGATCCACGTCCTGATAGAAGTTTGGGTGAGGCAGGGCTGAATAGCAGCAGACAGATTCAGTGGGGTTGGAATCCTGTAGGAGCAGGTGATGATCCTTTTGGTTTAACTCCTAACGACTTAGTAGCAACAGGTCAGATAGGAACAGTAACGGTAATAACGACTTAGGAGCGTTTATGAAAACACCAAAGTTTGCCCAAGTTAAAGGCGTGCAGCCTGTTAAAGAAGCGCCCAAGCCTGATATGTCTGGCGTGAAAACTACTGGTATTAAAATACGCGGCACTGGTGCTGCAACAAAAGGTACGATGGCTCGTGGCCCTATGGCGTAAGCAATGAACTACACCGAGCTAAAAACAAACATAGAAGACATCTGTGAACTTACATTCACGGACGATCAGCTTGCTATGTTTACAAAACAAGCGGAACAGAAGATATATAACGCTGTTCAAATACCTGCATTGCGAAAAAACGTAACTGGCACCATGACAGCAAGCAACGAGTATCTGGCAGTTCCTAGTGATTTTTTGTACGTGTATAGCTTGGCAGTCATAAACAGTAGCGGCAGCTACACATTTTTGTTGAACAAAGACGTTAACTTTATACGTGAAGCGTACCCAACCAGCACGGCAACAGGGGTGCCCAAGCACTACGCAATATTTAACGACGATGTATTTATTCTTGGGCCTACACCTAACAGCAGCTATTCAACAGAACTTCACTACGGATACTATCCAGAATCTATAGTCACTGCGGGCACTACATATCTAGGTGACGAGTTTGACTCAGCATTGTTAAATGGCGCTTTGGTAGAGGCTGTGCGGTTTATGAAAGGTGAACCAGATATGGTTGCGTTGTATGAGAAGATGTATGTGTCTTCTATGGGACTACTTAAAATTTTGGGTGACGGCAAGCTACGTTCAGATACGTACCGTTCTGGTCAAGCTAGGTTAACAGTGCAGTAAGAAGTTATATGGTTTTACAAGCTCCACAAATGGAAGTAGGCAATGTTCTTGTTGCTACCACAGAACACAAGGGGCATGACCCTGAGTTTTGGGCGCAAGCTGCCGCAGGTAGGATTGTAAGTGTGGGTGGTAGTTGTCACCCGGTGATAGCGCAACAAGCAGAAGCATTCAAAGAAGCGGTTAGAGCTACAGCTCTGCACTACATAAAAGAAGCAATAAAAAGCGATAGGACAACACTTATTGCAGAACTAGAACGTCAAGGTCATAAGGACATGGCAGACATACTTAGGAGTTTATAATGGCTATATCTACGGCTATGTGCACATCCTTCAAGCAAGAAATTCTTGTTGGTACGCACAACTTTACTGCCACTTCTGGCAATACGTTTAAGTTAGCTTTGTATACAAGCTCTGCTTCTTTAGGCGCAAGCACTACTGCATACACAACGTCTAATGAAGTATCTGGCACAGGGTATACAGCGGCTGGTGCAGCATTGACTAGCGTTACACCCACAACATCAGGCACCACAGCACTCTGTGACTTTTCTGATTTGACATTTAGTTCGAGCACAATTACTGCAAACGGTGCTCTAATATACAACGATACTCAGTCAGACAAAGCTGTTTGCACGTTGGCATTTGGTGGAGACAAGACAAGCACCGCTGGTGATTTCACTATTCAGTTTCCAACGGCGGATGCGTCCAACGCGATAATCCGCATCGCGTAGCGAGTAGTATGTGGCAGATCTTAATGGGTGGGGCAGAGGTACTTGGGGCGAAGGCCCGTGGGGCCAAGCAGATCCTATTGAGATCACAGGTGTCTCAGGCACAGGTGCGGTCACTACAGTCACAGTCAGCGCAGACGCAACTGTTTCTATCGCAGGTGTTTCTGCAACAGGGTCAATCGGCTCCGTCACGATCATCGAAGGGTCGGGCGTCACTGTTTCTATCACAGGCGTTGCAGGCACAGGCGCTGTTGGATCGATTACGGTTACCGGAGATGCAAGCACTTCGGTCACAGGCGTTGCAGGTACGGGTGCTGTTGGATCGGTTACGGCCAGTGCAGGAGCTAATGTATCCCCAACGGGTGTTGCGGGCACTGGCGCAGTTACGACAGCTACCGTATCCGCAGATGCTAATGTATCTACAACAGGCGTTGAAGGCACCAGTGCAGTTGGGTCAGTCACTACAACAGGGGGCGCAAATGTATCGCCTACGGGTGTTGAAGGCACTGGCGCAGCAGGCACAGTCTCTATTGGGTTGGGTCAGACGATTGTCCCAACGGGTGTTGAAGGCACTGGAGCGGCTGGTGATGTAACAGTTGCTGACACTGTTATTGGTGTCACAGGAGTGTCTGCAACGGGTGTGGTAAATATTGTCAATGTGTGGGGCTTAGTAGATGATAGCCAGACGCCAAATTACTCAACTATATCAACGAGTCAAACACCGAGTTGGACTGCTGTAACAGACAGTCAAACTCCTAATTGGGAAGAGGTAGCTTAAATGGCAACTTACGTTAACGATTTACGGCTCAAAGAGATTGCCACTGGTGACGAATCAGGTACGTGGGGCACCAGTACGAATACAAATTTAGAGTTAATTGCAGAGGCATTTAGTTTTGGTACAGAAGCTATTACAACTAATGCTGATACCCACACTACTACTATTGCCGATGGGTCTACTGATCCCGGCAGGAGCATGTTTCTTAAATACACTGGAACTCTTGATAGCACTTGCACCATCACTATAGGGCCAAACACGGTCAGCAAGCTGTGGTTTATTGAGAACGCAACCAGC